ATAGATAATTATGGCAACAGAAAGACAACAGAGGTTTTGCCGCGACATGTATGCGGCGGCACAAAGGATTGGTGAAATCAGCCCGGTGTTCGTGGCGGCTCAGGCGTGCCTCGAGAGCAGCTGGGGCGTAAGGGAGTCTGGGATAAACAACTTCTTCGGCATCACGCGCGGGAGCAACTGGCCTGCGGAGAAATGCTCGCTTGTGCTGACGACAGAGTATTTCAACAGGGCAAATGTGAAGTTCACGCCGCCGGAGAGGGTGGTGAGCATCAGGAGAAAGGCCGTCGGAAAGTATGAGTACAAAGTCTATCGTCTGTTCAAAGACTTCGACAGCTACGACGAGTGCCTGAGGGAACACCTGCGGATATTCCAGAAGCCGGGGTATGCGGACGCTTGGCCGTACCGAAAGGACGCTCGGGAATTCGCGAGGCGGATAGCGGACAACAAGGGGTGCAAGTATGCCACTGCGCCCGGCTACTACAAGACCATGTGCGCGATGATTGCGAGCGTGGAGAAAATTGTGAGAAAGTAAACCCTAACCCTCACTTCCCGCAAGAGTAAAAGGAACATCAATGGAAAAAATCAAGGACTTCATTGTCATCATCGGCTCAACGCTGTTTGGCTTCTATTCGCCCATCAGCGACTTCATGTTTGCCATCCTGCTGCTGATGATGGTCAACTTCATCAGCGGATTATTAGAGGATGAGCTCAACGGCACCGGGTGGAAAGGCAAAAAAGCATTTAAGGCCTTCACAGAGCTCTTTGTGCTGACCGGCATCGGCGCATTCATCTACACCATCGGCCACTTCATGCACTCGCAGCAGGAGAGCATCGCCTGCGTCAGCGCGGTGTGTTACGGTGCTATTTATTTCTACTCCCGCAATATTATTTTTAATTGGCTCAAAATCACGCCCAAAGGCACTACCCTGCACAAGTTCTTCCTGTTCCTTTATTGGGTAATCGGTTTTTATTTCCTCAATCGCCTGCCATTCATCCGCGACTACTTCGATACCGGCCAGCAGCAGATAGAGGACATTATTAACAAAAAGAAAAAATAATGGACGACTTCAAATACATTATCCGCGACATCATTGTCATTGCTACGCTTGCCATCATCGGTTTTCTGATGATGAGCTGCGCCACTTCGAGGAAGGCTACCGGGCGCACCACCCGCGACAGCGTTGTGTATATCTACAAGACCATATGGCGCGACAGCCTCAGACTGCGCGACAGCCTATGCGTGAGATACGACACCCGCATCCGTGACTCTATTGTTACCCGCGTGGATAACGCCACCGGCCAGGTGGTCAGTTCGGAGCGCTACCGATGGACCGACACCAGCCGCGACCGTGACCATACCACTTCCACCCATGCCGCCTCCATCAGCCGTGACAGCACGAAGGCAGTCGCAGCACATACCGATAGCGCAGCCATCACACCGCACAAGGGTAGGGCAGAGGTGCAGCCGACGAAGCCCACCCACTACGGACGGACATTCCTCGCAGGGATGATCATCGGCCTGATTATCCCCATCGCATGGCGCAACCGTGAGAAGTTGATGTCTGTATTCACAAGAAAAGTGACATAATAAATTTATATACTGTTTTGCATAATTATTAGGTTATTAATTGATTTTTATTTTGCTAATTATGGTTTGGTAAACCCTCGCAGCGATTGCGGGGGTTTATTGTTAACTGCCTAATTATATGATTAATATCGACATCGACAACGCCGTCATCATGGCGCAGCAGCGCAGGCTCGAGGCCCTGCTGTCAACAAACCCGGACACCGAAAAGGCCCTGCGCCGACTTATCCGCAAGGAGATACTGAAGGCCAGGAAAAAGGTCGTCAGTTCCATCGGCCTGAAGAATGATCCGCGCGGGGCGGCAAACAGTGTGCGCACGGTGGTCTATAAGGCAGTGCTCGGTGCCAACATCAACATCTACAACAACCGGCGCGCCCACGGTAACACAAGTTACCGTCCGTCGCGCAAACTCGACGCCAACCCGCACCAGCACGGCGGCAACCGTCGCAAGCGCAGCATGCGCACCGAGCAGATCATGAACTACGGACCACTCGACCGCGGCTTCATCCTGCGCTTCCTCAATCAGGGCACCAAGACCCGCTCCACCATCTACGGCAACCGCAGCTCCATATCAGCAGGCAACTTCTTCATGCCTGCCGCCAACACTGCAATGGCGCAGGCCATCAGCAACCTATCCACCATCATCGAGGATGAGCTGCAGAATATATTATCCAAGACGAAAAATTAAACGCAATCATTATGGCATCAGACAGCATACTAAGACTTAAGGTTGACTCTAAGGAGTACGACAGCAAGCTAAAGAGCGCCACCGACGCGCTCACACGCTACATCGAAGGATGCCGCAAGGTTGGCGGCACGATGGAGGTAGTAGAGGCGGATACGCTCAACTACGTGCGTTCCCTCGGCCAGATGCAAACCAAGTCGCAGTCTACCCGTGGCGCCATGTCGGAGATGAGCAAGACCTTCACCGAGCTGAGCATGGCCTACCGCCAGCTCACCTCCGAGGAAAAGTCTTCGCCATTCGGCACGGCCCTGCGCGACAGTCTCGAACAGTTAGCCGAGCGCACCCGCAACACCAAGCAGCAGCTCCAGGAAATAAACGACCAACTCAACACCGAACCGAAAAATTCCTTTTCCAGCATCGTCTCGACCATGGGCAGCATGTCTATGGCCATACAGGGCGTGTATGGCGGACTCAGCACGCTGTCGGGTGCCGTGACGGAGATGACCGAGGCCTTCTCCGTACAGGAACAGGCAGAACTGCGCCTGCAGACCATCATGCGCCAGCGCATGGGCGCCTCCGAACAAGATATTGAGAAGATAAAGCAGCTTACTGCCGAACAGCAGAAACTTGGCGTCATTGGTGATGAGGTGCAGCTGGCCGGTGCGCAGCAGGTAGCCACCTTCCTCAGCGAGCGCCAAAGTCTCGAGCTCCTTATTCCAGCCATGAACGACCTCGCAGCCCAGCAGAAAGGGCTGAACGTCACCTCCGACGATATGGTCAATATCGGTAACATGTTCGGCAAGGTGATGCAGGGTCAAGTGGGTGCCCTCCGTCGAGTGGGCATCACATTCGACGAAAGCCAGGAGAAGGTATTGAAATACGGCACTGAGCAGGAGCGTGCCGCCATGCTCGCCGAGGTCATCACGCAAAACGTCGGTCACATGAACAGCGTGCTCGCTGCCACCGACAGCGGCAAGGCTAAGCAGGCAGCCAATAACTTCAGTGACATGCAAGAAGAAATAGGCCGCGTGCTGGCCAAGTGGGAGCCATTCATCAAGAGCTTCTCTCAAGTCGGCATGATAACGATGGGCATCGGTCAAATCTTCACAGCCATCACTGGAGTCACGCGTGCCGTCATCACGCTCACCGCTTCGCAGTCAATCGCCAACTTAAACAATCGCATGGCCACCGTCATCGTCAATTCCCTCACCGGAGCCTTCGCGGCCAATGCCGTAGCCGCCACCGCGTCGGCCACCGCCATAAAGGCTGTCACCTGGTCCATTCGTGCCCTCGAAGTAGCCACGGGCATTGGTGTCATTATAGCAGGCATATCGGTAGCCGTTGAACTACTGGGCAAAAAGATGGGTGCCACCGCCACCGCCGAGCAGCAAATGGCAGCCTCGCAGCAGGGGCTCGCCAAGTCAGCTGACGCGGTGAGCCAAGCCTACAACAGCACGCTCACCTCCACGCTGTCGAGCCTTAAAAATAAGTTTGCCGACCTCAAGCGCCAGTGGTCCGCCCTCAAGACGGAACAGGAAAAGACCCACTGGCTCGAGAAAAACCGCAAAGCCTTCAATGACCTCGGCCTGAGCGTCAACAGCGTCAGCGATGCCGAGCGTATCTTCAAGGATGCCACCGGATCCGTCGTCGAGAGCTTCCGCAAGCGTGCACAAGCAGCAGCCTATGCCGCCAAGCTGACCGCCCTCTATCAGAAACAAATCGACCTGCTCGACAAGAAACGCGCCAACACCAAAGCCATCGCATCCGATGCCCAGCGTGGAGGGCGCCAAGCCGTCGAAGGACAGGAAATCAACGACCCCAACTACCGCAGCAGCCGTTATGGCTATGTCAACCAGGCTGGCAAGTGGGTATTCAGCAAGCAGGGTGCAGCGCTCTACAGTGGCAAGTCAGCGAAAGGCAACCCAGTCAACGACAACATCGACCGCCAGTTGGCCGACGTCAACGCGAAGATTAACGAAGCCGAGCGTGGTCTTGCGGAGAGTAAGGCGTTATCCACAACCACACCCGCTCCATCACCCAAGACCAACACCAAGACCGGCCGCGGCACCGTCACCACCTCCACCCCCGAAAAGACCGAGGCTCCCGCTATCCCAGGCAGCCTCGATGCTCTCAACGCCCAGTTATCCGCCCTCAAGAAGGCTCAGTCCGCCAATGCCACCGACAACGAAACATGGCAGGCCAAGCAGAAGGAAATCGACGCCGTGCAGGCCAAAATCGACAAGCTGACCGGCAAGCAGAAGGAGACGCCCAGCGAGACGTCTGTCAACACTTCGCAGATTGAGGCCAACTCGCAGAAGTACATGCTGCTGATGACCGAGCGCGAGCAACTCGCATCCAAGGCCAACAAGACCGAGGCCGACACGTCGGCCATCGCTGCCATCGACGCACAGGCCGCGGCATTGATCAAGCAGAACAACCAACTGCGCCAGCGCAACGATCTCTTGGCGCAATGGAAGCAGCAGGCGCAGGGTCAGCGCGACTTCTCACAGTTCAGCCAAACCAGCGTCTCCGCCTTCATCAGCGACACGCAGACACGGCTGGCCAATGCCGACTTCGGCTCAGCCATCTACAACAACCTCACGTCACAGCTCAAGGATGCCACCGCCTTCAGCGCCCTCATTCAGGATGCAGTCAAGGCCGGGCTCGATCCGTCGCAGTATGCCGGCCTATGGCAGCAGATACTCGCAGGCCAGGCCGTGGACGACGCGCTCAATGCGATGGTTGACAAAATCAACACCAAGCGGCAAGAGATGGGTCAGTCGCCCATCATGATAGACCAGCAGACAGGCCAGGTGAGCGACGTCACCACCACCAGCCCGCTGGCCACCATGCAGTCGGGATGGCAGGGCCTTGAGGGCATCGGTGGCGGCATACAGTCCATCACGCAGGCGCTGTCAGACAACGCCAACGCATGGCAGACGCTCACGGACGTTATCAACGGCTTCTTCCAGACCGTCAACGGCATCACGCAGGTGGTTGAGCTGGTAAACAAGCTGACCAACGCAACCAAGGCTCAGACCGTAGCCACTGCCGCTCAGTCGGCCATCAAGAAGACAGATACAGCAGCCACAGCGGCTCACACTGTTGCTACCGTGGCCGATACAGCAGCATCCACCGCTCAGACAGCCGCCAACTCAGGCGAGGCAGTCTCCGAGGCCGCAAAGCAAGGTGCGAAGAAGCCGTGGCCCGTCAACATTGCCGCCATTGCCACAGGCGTGGCTGCCGTAGTCGCAGCCCTGGCCATCATCAAGAGCTTCGCTAATGGCGGCATCGTGCACGCGGCCACCGGCTCCACCGTGCCAGGCAACCACTTCAGCGGCGACCTCGTGCCGGCAATGGTCAACAGCGGCGAGCTCATCCTCAACCGCGCCCAGCAGGGCAACCTGGCCGCACAGCTCGACAGCCAGCAGCGCGACATCGCAGCAGCACAGCCCTACATCGACGGTGAGACTATCTACCTCGGCCTCTCCAACTTCGCACGCCGGTCAGGAATGGGCGAACTGGTGTTCAGCCGATGACCGCCGAGGATCTGCCGCTATCTACAAAAACGAAAGATGGGCGTTGCCTGCACGAAGCATACAGCGCCCATCTTCATTTTCCGTTATTCCTCAGAACGTCACCTTCACGCCCGTCGGCGCCACTAACATGATAAACACTTTTTTTATAGCTCAGCAAATTTATAAGTTCAACAATTTCTTCTTCGTACCTCATACTCCGGTAGCATGCACCCCTTGTCATCGACATACCTGGCGAAGTGCCTCACCAGTCCGTCGATGAACTGCCGCCGGTTGCCGGTCTTCAGCACCAGCAGCTTCATCGCCTCAGGCGATACACGGATATTGAGCGACTCCGTAAGCTCCGACTTTGGTCTTCCGGCCCCTGCGCGGTAGCCGCCGCGCTTGCCTTTCTTTACTTCCATTTCCTGTTCCATACTTTTATTGTTAACGTTTATATTAATGTATTATTGTTCATTTCCGCTATCCATTCAGTAAGCCGCGGATGGACCACGGCCATGTTTCAGAATAAATCTCGCTCAACAATGCAGTAATCAATCACCTCATGTGTATCATTTCTTTCTCTCTGCGCACATACCTCAGCGTCGAAAGACACAAACGTGCGAGGGATTGCGACGGTGTACTTCTGCTCACCAACCTCACCACAAGTCTCCTCTTCACCCTTGATATAAGGATTGTCAAGAAGCCTAAAGAGAGCACGCTGCGCCTTTTCACGGCTCTCATACAGGCCGTCACATAACTTGACTTCACGGCTCTCATGACTGATGATCATAACTTGATAAATGGTTTTCATAATCTATAATTTTTAATTGTTATTACTTATCTTCATTTCTGATACTGCAAAGTTAACATTAATATTTGATATGGCAAACACTTAATCAAATTATTTTCGTGCCATTAATTATTATTAACGTTAATAACGTTGACATTACTTGATATTAATATTAACTTTGCCCGCAACAGAGAGAGGCAAGCCGCCGGCCCACTTCGCCCGTCCGCGTTTTTGCGAACGTTTTGCCATTGAATAGAATGTGTCTATAAATTAGTGTAGCGGCCGGGCCAACCCAAAGCAAGCGCCGGCGGCGCTCCTCCTGCTTAAGCAATGAAAGTATGAAAACAATTGAAGAAATCCTGCAAGAGCGCCTCGCCGCTCCCGTGAGACAGAAAAGCGGGGCCATCCTCACCAACGACCAGGGCGAGTCGTTGCTACCGCTCGAGGCTATGATCATGTCGGTGATGACCAACGCCATGCGCGGTGACATTGCCGCCATCGCCTTCATCCAGAACCTGACCAAGAAGCAGGCACCCGACGACCCAGCCTGGCGTGACTCACAGCAACAGCAGCTCATCGACAACATCGCACACATCAAGGCACAGCTCGATGCCGACCACATCTATGAGCCTTCGACCGACGTTGAGATTGACCGCCTGGCCAACTCGCTGCTCATCATCCAGCGCCTTGAGGCGAAGATGCGCGAGCCGGGCCACGAAGACGTAACCATAGAGACCAACCGCGCAGGCCAGCAGTCGGCCCGTCTCTCCATCATCGACGACCTGCGCAACAAGTTGCTCAAGCAGTTCAACGCCGACCTGCGCCAGCTCCGCCAGGATGCACAAAACCGTTTCATCATGCGCCGACAGAACGAGCGCCTCATTAACCGACAGAAATCATGATCGAACCATTCCCAGGCGGCAAGATACAGGCCCCGCCACACCGTCAGAAGATTGTGCTCACAGAGGAACAAATAGAATGGCTGCGCCGGTACTTCCCTACCAACCGGGGCGACATCCTCAGAGCCAAGTCGGGTCTGTCACTCTCCACGTTCTACCGCATACTTAAAGAGAACAACATCCACAAGACCCCGGGCGCACGCTCACGCATCTGGCGCGCCAACAGCAAGCGCGGACAGGAAACGATGAAGAAGAATGGCTACTACGACAGCCTAAGAGGGCGCAAGCCGACGACTGCCATGATTGAGGGAGCCAGGCGCATGTGGCGTGAAGTAAAAGAAGGCAAGCGCAAGTCTCCCTATGAGATATACAAGGACAAGCACCCGCGTACATGGCATCGCAAGTTTGAGCGCATCGCAGAGACGCGCAAGAAGATCATCCGCGACGAACACTTCCGCATGCTCTCCGGCATGAAGCGCAACACACGCCTGCGCCTGTCTGTCACCCACTACACGCAGAGCCAGCGCAACCACCGCTACAATGCCATCAAGCGCGGCTACTTGGTGTATGAGGACTGGAGCGAGGCAGGTGGCGAGCGCTACAACATCTACTACGATGCCGATACCGAGCGCAGCCATATATTAGAAAAGAACCTTGTCGCCGACGGCTTCAACGTCATCGACGGCTCAAATCTATAAAGCAATGAAAGTAATAAAAACCATCCACGTCACCGGCCACCATTGGGGTGACATCTTCGACCTGCCCTGCATCCTCGAAATCTCTAAGATGCATGTCGAGGATGAGCAGCCACATCCCTTCGCCACGCTCGACTGCGCCTGCTGTTTCTTCTACGAGGGCCACTGCCAGGCCAGGTGCTACGACAGCGACTGCGACGAAGCCTACCCCGGCGACGACATCATCCAATTCGACAACGGCAAGTGGTTTATAGACAAGAAGACATCATGCAGTCAGGAGCCTGACACCACCATCGACGGCGAGGCCCTGCGCAAGACCATCAACGACTTCTATGCGCAACACCGCAAACGCTTCCATATCAAGGAAACAGACTGATACCCCCATCCAGTTCAGTCGTAAAAATGACAAAAGTCATTTTTAAAACGACAAAAGTCATTTTTAAAATGACAAAAGTCAATTTATCAGTTAACATCAACCCATAAATAAACAAACAATGAAAAATTTAGCACTATTCGCCCTCATGGCCATCTACATTGTCATGTCTTTCTCATCATGCACCGACAACTGGAGCATGGGTTCTAAGACCGGCACAGTAACCGACTTCACCCGCAAGGGCTTTATCAGCAAGACATGGGAAGGCTCGCTCTTCCTCACCGCCAACGGCATCACGCACACCAGCGACAAGGACCGCTGGGAGTTCAGCATTGACAAAGACCAGGAAACGACTGCAGCCATGCAGCACTGCGTGCGCACCCTGCAACAGGCGCAGGACAGCGGATGGATCGTGAAGGTGAGCTACCACCGCACATTCTTCACCAACTGGTTCAATCTGCGCGGATCATCCGAGTACCTCGTTACCGACGTGCAGGTGATCAACCGCCACCCACTGCGTGAGTTTACCGCATCCGCTGCCACGGCTGCAGCTCAGCAAGAGGAACAGGACCGGAAGCGCCAGGCCGAGGAAGAAGATAACGACCGACGTAACTCAATGCTCATCCACGCAGCCATACATTAATACTCCACTTTATACGAAAAAAAGTTGCACGTCATTTTCCAAAATGACGTGCATCTTTTCCACAACTGACGTGCAACTTTTTAATTAAACAAGCTATGAAGAATAATTTAGATTTCGTCATCAAACGACGCCCAAAGTCCTTCCGCCGACGCAAGGACATAAAAGTCACCGAAACATCCGACCCAAAGCAGATGCTCAACAAATACCTTTGTCAGGACATCCGCTCCGTGACCCATGAAAGTTTTATTGACCACGATACAGGTGATACCCAGATAGTGACAAGGACCAACATCGAATACCAAGCATCAAACGGACCGCTCGATGCCACAGAAGTCAGCAGACTGCAGTTCCTCTACACCACCGTTGACGGCATACAGCCCGCCAAAGTCTCGGATGAGCGCCTGCCGCCATGCCAGCTCGAAGAGTTCAGCTCAACACCCGTCATCATCTTGAAGGTCCATTACAATAACGAAGACTACACCTACGCCGTGCGCGCCAGCTCCTTCTTCGATGCCATCGACATGGTGCTCGATTACGGCTCACTCTACTGCGACATGCAAGACTCCGTCTATATCACCTCCATCAAGACGCTCGGCTGCCCCATCTACGGCGACCAGGATAAGGAAGAACTCAACGCTGAGATCCGCAAGGAACTCACCGACAACGAACAGAAAGTAAACCCTAACTGGTATAGCTACTATAAAGCGACAGGCACCATCAACTATTACGACGCAGAGATTGGCAAGCAGAAGACCGACCACGCCACCGTCGTCGTGCTGGGCAATGAAGCCCACAGCGTGGAGGCTGCCGTCCTCGATTACCTCATAAGCCGCTTCGATGGGATTGTCGACACCTGCGACTACAATCTCCATGTCGATAAGATCTCACCCATCGCCATCGACTGGCTCGTCCCAGACAGCTACGTCCAACAGTGGTACAAAGCCAAGAAAGCCGACCAGGAAAGCGAGCAGGCCGACGACAGCCGCTCATGAGCGCCAACCCCTCACACAACAGAACACTTATTGCATTTCATACTTTAATATTTTTATTGTTAATTTTTAATTGTTGTAATTCTTTATAACTGTTTTTCTTCCGCTGGTAGCCGTGAGGCCCCCAGCGGTTTTTTTGTTCTGTGCCGCATTATATCGATTGAAGAAAACCCCCGACCCTATTTCACACTATAAATAGACATACCACCGAGCTATGAATAATGACATTACCAATTTCCTAAAGAAGCAACGCGCCATCACCATGCTGCAGCACCTTCTCCCCGACATGCTGCCAACCCTTGAGCGCTACGACCACCGCCTGGTCCTCTACTTCCAGGGCCTCGCCACCCATTCATCCATCGACCCAGACGATCCCAACGACTTCCACAACTTCTACGAGCTCCTTGGCGGCATCCGCTTCCTGCGCCTTCTTCGCCGATACACCCCCGACTACGCCAAAGTGCAGCAGGCCATCAAGCTGCGCGAGGGTATATGGGAAAAGCGCGGCAACCGCTGGCACCACCTGCGGGGCGGCATCAAGCAGGACGGTTCCAACGGACCCACCTACTACCGCTGGGAGCCATTCCAGGTGTTCATCCTCGCCTCTGTCTTCGGCCTGCGTGAGAACGTCAACACCCACATGCCGGCAGGCTCACGTGACCTGCTGCCAACCGAGTGGGAACAGGACGGCACCATATGGGACAGTCGCCGCCTGTGCACCGACTTCACCTTCTTCGGCGCTCGTAAGAACGACAAGACCGGACTCTCCGCCTTCATGCAGCTCGAATTCTTCCTGCTTGAGGATGCCAACGCCGAGGTTTATTGTTGCGCCAACTCAGGCGACCAGGCCAAACTCCTGTTCGAGCGCACACGTGACATGATCAAGCAGCTCGACCCATCAGGCCAACGCATCCGCAACACCGCCACCGTCTGCGACTGGCTGCCTACCTACCACAACGTCCACAACTCCATCATCAAGCCGCTGACGGCAGGGCCGAAGTCGAAAGATGGACTCAAGGCCAGCCTCGCATCAGTCGATGAGTACGGCTCGGCAGCCTACACCAAAGGCAAGAGTGACATGCAGAAGCTCGTGGGCGTTGTGCAGTCGTCAATGGCCACCCGACGCGAACCGCTCACCTTCACCACCACCACCGCCGGGCGCATCACGTCCGGCCCGTTCATCGACAAACTGGCCAACCTTCACACCCTGCTCGAGCTTGAGCTCACCAGCCCCGATCCGTCACCTACCGACAAGACCTCATGCCTCTGTCTTGAGCCGGACCAATGGCAGCGCGATGAGGAAACCATGCTCACAAGTCACGCACTGCGTCGCAAGGTCTGTCCAATGCTCGGCTTGGTCGTGCAGCACAGCTACTACGACAATGCGGTGGCCGACATACGCAAGGGCCTCGGCGACCTCGACGAATACATCACAAAGAACATGAACGTCTATAAATCGGAGACGCAGCAGGAATGGATCACACCGGCCCGCGTCCGTGAGCTGCAACTGCCAGTCACCATCCTCGACTGCACGGCAGGCCTCGGCTACCTCATCTTCACCGGCATGGACTTCTCTCTCGGCGACGACCTGCACGCCAGCACCTACCTGGCCATGCGGCAAAACGAGCAGGGACAGACCGAGTTCTTCGCAGATCTTGATGCATGGATGACCGAGCACGCCATGCAACAGTCGCCCATGCGCGCCGTATTCCAGAAGTGGGCCGACGAAGGATGGCTCCACATCCTGCCAGGTGAGACCATGCAGCCGGAAATACCCGTCAGCCGTATCGCTGAGATAGCCGAGCACAACGACTACAACATGGCCTACTTCCTCTACGACCCATTCAAGGCCACAGCGCCCATCAATGCACTGAAGGCCTACATTGCCGACCTCGGTGCCAAACCCGACGACTGCGTGCTGCCATGCCGGCAGAACTACGCCACCTTCAACCCCCTGGTCCTTGAGATCGACTACATGGTGAAGAACAACCCGCCACTCATCCATTTCAGTCAGAACCCGCTCTGGCCGTGGCAGGCCGGCAATATGGTACTCGACGTCAGCACAGACGGCATGGAAAACAAGAAACCAGTTAAGCGAGGCAACCGACAGGACAAGATAGACAACTGGATCTGCCTGCTGATGGCCGAGCGTGGCTACGACATCTACATGGACAAGCTCTCAGCGCAGGCCCAGCAATGACCAGCAACAGCAGCGCAAAAGTTCAAGGACTTTTTATAAAATGACCAAGGACTTTTTTTTCGTCCCGACTGAACCTCATACCCGTCAGGTCACGTGCCGCGCATTATAATGCGCGGGAACAAAACAAAAACAAAACCACAAAAGCAATGAAAAGACAAAACATAAAAAACGCCTTCGGCGACGATATGTACGTCCCATCCATCCCAGACACCGACCTCGACCTCAGCATGCCAGACATCGGCCTGCCCGACATCGATCCCGACGAAGAAGACTACAACCTCTTCGACTACGACCGTACCGAACAACCACACCGATACCCGCTACATGCGACCCAGGCCCACCCGCATGCCGGCCCAGTGCGTCCGCTACGACAACGCCGACGCAATGGCCCGCGACCTTAAGATAACGACAGGCATGCGCATCGACTGCTTCATCAGCGGATCATTCATATTCGGAGACTTCATCGAGGCCTTCCTAAAGCGCAACAACTGCCAGGCCACCCGGATGACCATCGCCACGCTCTCCATGTCAGAAGCCAACGTTGACAGCCTCGAGCTCTGCATGCGCCTCGACTACATCAAGGACCTGCGCCTCATGGTATCAGACTATTTCTTCGGTCACGAGCGCCGCACCATCATCCCCTATATCTACAAACACCTCGACATCGACGAGCGCTTCCAGCTGGGCGTGGCCCGCATCCACACCAAGACCTGCCACTTCCATACACTCGGAGGGAAGAAAATGGTCATCCACGGCTCGGCCAACCTGCGCTCATCACAGAACGTCGAACAGATCACCATCGAGGAAGACCCTGCCCTCTACGACTTCTACGACCACACCTACGACATCCTCTTCAATGAATATAGCACCATCAATCATTCCGTGACAAGCCGGACCTCATGGGATAGCTTCCAAAAGCTCTTGTTAAGTGACCGGCACAACACAAAATAATAGGAGACAACAACAATGTCAGCAAGTTCAGGACATAGCGGCTCCGGCCGCTCCGGCTCCGGCTCCACCGCCAAGGGCCGCTTCAAGAAAGGCGACGCCCGCTTCAAGCCAACAGGCGGCCAGGCACCATTCTAACCCTGCGCAAGCAATACCTATCAAAACAACCGGTGGCTGTTTCCAAAATGGAAACAGCCACCGATTATTCATTTCCCCGCCCCGTTCAGTATATAATGCAGATAATACTTTATTTTGATATACGCAACTCTTTATCAAGTTATTTTCTTGCCATTAAGTATTATTAACGTTAATGCCATTTACTTCCTTGATATTAATATTAACTTTGCATCCAAGAATTAAGCATAAAAAAAGAACTCGTTCAAATTTCATTTAGCCAACAAATCATTCAAGCATTCTTCCATCATAGCGATGATGGGTGAGACATATAAAACTATTTAGATATTTTAGTCAAACAAACCCGTGAGGGCAACGCGATTGACGTAAAAGACTGAGAGGAAGGGCAGACCGTGAGGTCCGCCCTTTTTATTTTATTGCAGCTCATACGACACGTCACGCCACACGTCGCTAAGCACTACTCTCATCGCCATACTGCCACCGAACAGCCGCCCCGTGCAGTTGGCCGACACACCGCGCCCCATCGCCACATCCGCCACGTTCCCGCTGCCGACAACCTTCCCGTCACCGTCAAGCGCCTCAATCCTTGCCGAGGTCGTCCAGTCGCCACCGGCCGCAAAAAACGCAACGCTTACGCCTGCTGTTCCTGCCCTGTCTGCAGGTATCTCAGCCGTGAGCGTCTTGCCCTCTTCCCTTCCTGCAGCATCACCAGTCAGATAGTCAAGACCAGAAAACCACTGCCCGGTCTTCACCGCGATCCGCCTGACATCCTGCGGCATCTCATCCGCCACCGTCAACATCAGCCGTGAGGCCACACGCTCAAGCTCAACAGTCTGCGCGCCGGTCTGCCTGTCAACCGTCAGCGCCAGGCGCTTATAAAAAGTATCAGAGAACTTCCCCCATAGAATGGTGTGCGCAGTCTTGTCAACCGCCGCATCCAACCCACGTGAGGCCACGAAACAAAGCACATGCTCCCCGTATCTCAACGACATGCTCACCTTCGTCAGATCATCACCACTGCCCAGGTGCACCATCCCCGTCTCCTTACCATCAACAAAGTCGAACACCCACAAGTCCGTCATCGACTTCCCGTCCGCCACAAGCCCGGCCCTGGTACCGTCTGCAGCCACCGCAGAGCCGTCAGCCAACTCATCATTCGACAGCGCGAAGCTCACCACCGCAACGTCCTCATCTCCATCACCACTAATGCCATCCCCGCAATCCTGCGAGCAGGAGCAAAGCGCAGCCACCAACATCACCAGCGCAGCCGCCACAGCTAATAAGTTCCTTTTAGTCTCCATTACAGTTATTTTTAAGTTCAACAAATTCCATCACTGTCCGCGGCCTTACAAGTCCACGCCTCCCGTCATCAGTTAAGGCATGGACATCCATCGCCACCAGTCACGCCTTACGTTCAGCACGCCTATGGTCATCAGCGCCCCGATGGCCACCGCCCATCACCTTGTCGTAGTCGGCCAGCACACTCTCAGGCAACACCTTCGCATAGCGCTGCGTCTGCGTTATGTTTGTATGTCCGAGCATCTTCGACACATTCTCAATCCGCGCACCCTTAGCCAGCATGTAAGTCGCGAACGAGTGCCGGGCCATGTGCGAGTGCAGCCGCTTCTTTATCCCGACAGCCACCGCCAGCGCCTTGAGCCACTTGTTGTAATCAGCGTTATCCATGCGTGGCAGCTTCATCCCATATCGCCCGAGGATGTCGAGGCACTCATCCGACAGTCGTGAGACATACGGGCAGCCATTCTTCACGCGGTGCCCGATATTCACCCACCTGCCGTCAACATTCTGATATTGCGAGAAGTCGAACGCCTGCGTATCTGCATAACTCAGCCCCGTCTCCATCTGGAACACGAACAGGTCACGCGCAGCCGCCATCGGCGTACCCTCGATGGGATGCAGCGCAACGACCCGCCTCATTTCCTCTTCCGTCAGGAACTCCACCGTATCAGCGTCACCACGTGAGAACTTCCCCTTAAGCCGCTCATAAGGAGACACCGTCAGTCTGCCAAGCAGCACCGCCCGGTTAAGCAGCGCCTTCAGGCATTTATGGTAATTATACACCCCGGCGTCAGTGACAGGCTGCGCCACCTTCCCCGCCTTACGCTCAGCGTCGCTCAACGGCTTCTTCAGCGTAGCATGCAGCCAGCAATCAAACGCCAGCACATTCTCAACCGTCACCTGGTCCCATGCCGACATCCGTCCCCACTGCTCGAGCCTCGACAGCAGCGTCCGGTAATGCTTCACCGACCCATCGGCCAGTCCCATCCCGTCCAGCTGAGCATCACACCAGGCAATGAACCCGTCAGCGTCAACCGCTTCATCAGCCGCCATCATCCTGCGCCTGATGGCCGGACCGTCAACAGCCTCGCCATTGGCGATCATACGGCCTACAATCTCAACCACCCTGGCCGCCATCCCGCGTATCATGCCGTTCAGTTCCTTTGCGTCATCCCGCCGGCACACCTCTCCGTCCTTGAACTCCGCCTTCGTCACCCTTACGCCAGTGTTCACGTACCAGCTCTGCCGATTGTGCGTCACCCTTATCTCAACGGGTCCTTCCTTCCCGGCCTTCGTTCTGCCTCTATGATCAAATATTATGTTCGTAGTCATTTTCCTCGTTTTATCCGTTTTTAGTCAATTGTTAAAATATTGTTTCCCCATCCCGTTCGTCCGGGGAAACATTTGGCAAAACACATGCGTACAACCCCGCCTCTTTGCCCCGCACATTCTCACATGTTTTCCCGCATTTCGTTTCCATCAACTCTTTAAAAATAAAGGAGATACCCGATTTCTCAGCTATCCCCTCATATTTTTAAAGTGACTCGCATGGGGTCACATGATAAATAGCTGTAATGGTTGTATATTAGCGCGTTGCAAATGTCGGCAGGCGCGGATGGGGAAACATTTGGATGAGT